ATGGAATTGTTGATGGTTTGAAAGGATTAAGAACCATTCTTATTAATTTGCCATTGCATATCCACACATTAACTTGCAACTCATCTAAGCTTTGTAAATCTTTAGGTATGTCTACTTCTTGTTCTAGTAACATGTCTATGTCACACATACCCCAATACTCAAGAACTTCAAATCTGTCTACACCATGTTCAGGTGCATAATCAGATAAATCGTCTTCCCAAGATTCTCTTGTGTAATCTTCACCCTCTGCTATAGCAGCTTCAATAACTTCACTTCTAAAGTGAGGTCTTTTCTTTAGTGCTCGTAGTTGAGAACGTGACATCTTATGTCTCTCAATAACAAACTGTGCTTCATCCATGTTGTTAGCATCGGGGTCTGGATAAAAATTCCAAACAGATACATGAGATACTTGAGGTACAGTTTTAATTGTTGGGTCATAATCGCCTTCGTCATCCCAACTAGGATATTCTTTATCAACTGCAAAAGGACCTTTCATAACACCTGTACCAAATAAAGCCATTTCAAATGCTGTACTACGTAAGTGCTTACTTGCTCCTGATTCTTCTAGTTGGTCGTGGATTTTCTTTTCCATATTTTTCGCCGCAACCATCGCAGGACTGAACGTAATTGCTGTGGGAGTTTTACCAACCTCTGCTTTAAGACTGTCAATATCTTTAAGCTTGTCCTCCAAAGGACCAAGCATACCTTCCAAAGTTTTTGCAGTAGCACCTTTAGGTAAGTCTTTACCATCTCCTTTAAAGCCATAAGGTGAGGTTGATAAACTAGTGCTTCCACGAAGTTCTTCAGGTTCTTTAGGATCAAAACTAACATCTTTCGCTACTCCTTCTGGTAGTTCCGTAGGGTCTACACTCAACGGAAATCTATTGTTAGCAAATAAAACATCAACAATTTGCCCATAGGCTGCTAATGTTTTAGTCTTAGTTACTTTAATAAATACACGAGACTTTTCTGCTTCTGTAAATTGTACATCAGAACCATACAAACCTCTATAATTACGGTAGGCTCTTAGCCATCTTTGTTCATCTTGTTCTCTGTAATCGTCTGCACGATTGTATCTCTCCATTATAAATGGAATTATATTTGCTGTCTTAGTGTCTGTAGTAGTAGTGTCTTCAGAATCTTCTAGAGATACTGCTTCACTCTCTACTATTATTTCATCATTTTCATCCATATTATATCCTTAATATCCAAATGTAGAATCTGCCATTGGCATAGAGTGTGTTGGTACACCTCTTGGGTCGTAATCAAATAAGCTAAATCTTGGTCTTGACATTATACCATATCTTAATGCATCATACAAGTGGTCTTCAGCTAAAGTATCTACATCCTCTGGGTTTTTCTTATCTAGTGGAATAGATGGTAATTGTGCTGTAGTATTACTACATGTGTTAAAAAATACTAGTCTCGGTTCTTCTGTAAACTCATCTATCTGTAAACGTCTGTGTATCTCGTTCTTACCTGCTACACGACTACCTTTACTTCTGTCTGATGGTCTCCAACGACAACCTCTCATAATCATTTGTTCTGCTAGAGAAGGACCTGTGTCTCCTCTCTTGTGCCATAAGGAGCTATCTAATACTCCATATCTCATACCACCATCGTCTGATTCTAAATCTAGTATCATATCTGCCAAATCTGTGGCAAGGACTTTGCTAACGTATAATTCTCTGTAGACAATAAGTTGTTCAGATGGCGATACAGCAAACCAAAGGACACCAGACTTACTACCATAACCGTAATCACAAGCTCTAAACTTAACCCAATTATGTGGTACATCATAAGGCTCAATAACGTGCACATTCCTATCAAACTCAGTGAAAGCAGCACCTTCCTTAATATCCCAATCGCCATCCAATAATTGCCTTCGTTGCTGTTCAGGTAATGATAAGAGCATGGCTTCGTAATCCCCCTGCTCTGCAAGATAAGGATTGTCTGATAATCGTGCAGGGATAAATCTCCTTTTGAATAATGATCTTCCAGCCTTCGCATGTCCTGCCGGATACTTAAGGACTTCTGTTGTTTCAATGTCTGTAGCATCAAATGAGTTTCCATATGGAGCTGGGTCAATAAACATTTTTTTAACCCAATGATGACCCCTGCCTCCCGGATTTGTTGTTGCTCTCATAAATATAGGTAAGTCTTTTGCTACTGACCTCAATCTAGAACGCATATAATTCCATGCATATGGTGTTGCCCACTGTGTTAACTCATCAAAGCCTATCCAACTAAAAGCTAAACCTTGATACCTTAGTACATCGTCATCTCTATCTAAATAAGACATCCACAACCTAGCACCTGACGGTGCAACCCACTGCATCTTTCTTTCTGACCATTTAATTCCCGGAATAATCTTTGGATATATTTCCTGAGACTTAAATATCAACTCTCGTAATTCTTCTGTCGTGTGTCTTAGTAGTAGTCCACTAAATGATGGGTGACTCATATATCTCAATGGGTCTGCTAACATGGCATAACTCTTGCCACCACCTGCTGAACCACCATATAGTACTTCTCTTTCACCAGCTGCTAAAAACTCTGTCTGAGGTCCTTCGTTGGGTTTAAAAATAATATTGTGCTTCTGCTCAATAGGTATTTCTGTTATACGCTCAACTTCTTGGACTTTAGACTCAAGAGTAGGCTTTTGCACCGGTTCTTTCTTGCTCAATTTCTTTCGCTTTGGAGATCGCCGCTTCTGCATACTCTGCCCACTTGCGTAGGCTTCTAGCTTGGTTCTTACGTCTTTTTTCATTCTGTAACCTTTTTCTGAGTCCTACATGTGAAATATATCTATCTGTTTGCTTTGATAGCCAATTAGCTACTTGGCGATAGGAATACTGCTTCACATATTTTCTAGCCATTTCTAGTTTATCTAGTTCGTCTTTTATAGGATTAAGTGTCTCAGGGTCTTGTTCATCTTGTATGTAACCAAAAGGTACTGTTCTAGCTATACGTGGTATTTTAATCCACTCATCATCTTCTTTTAAATCTGTTGGTTGGGGTAATTCCCAAGTTCCTATACTTCTGTTATTCATCTTCTGCTTGTACATTCTTAACTGGCATAAGCATGACACCACCTGTAGACTCTACTTGCATCTTCTCTGTCTTCACTAGACCTGTCCTATCAAGTAATTCTTTTGCTGCAGTCATCTTTTCTCTCATACCCAACTCTGTAGGGTCGTTGATTCCACTAACCATTGCAACAGCTGCTCGTGGAGCATTACGTGCCATGAACATCTGAGTAGCCTCTAGAACCTCCTCCTTGATGCCTCTGACGATGTCTGACGTAGAACTGGTAGGTGCATAGCCTGCGAGTAGTTTCGCCTGTGTAACATCCCCATTTGCCTCATCAAACAGTACATCTAAAAACTTCTGTTGCTTTTCTGTTAATTCTTTTGCCATTATGCTTTCTTCTTTTTTGTTTTTTTCTTAACGGGTACTACACCTACTTTAACTTTTGTAACACTTGCTATAGTAACAGGCTTTTTCTTCTTCTTTACAAAAGAAGTAATCTGAGCTTTACTAAGCTTTGGATACATCTTAGCTATGGCAGTAATCATTTTGTTATCTGATGCTGACATTACATTGGTACTCCTAATTTAGTAATACGTGCTATAAGCCTATCTGCTCTGTTAGTTGTTTGCTTATACCATCTACTGTCTTGCATCTCATCGCCTGCACGTTGCCAATCTTCATCTTTAACTGCAGCAATAAAATTCTTAAATTTAGATAGTCTTGGTCTGCCTAATTGAAAACACATATTTGCTATGACTAGTTGTGCTTCTTTAGGTAGATTATCAAAGTTATCAAATATAATCTTACAATCACTTATTGTAACTTTTATATCTTTCTCAAACCAATCATTAACTTGTTCATTTGGTATTTTAGTTCCTATAGGCTTTTCATAAAATTCTTCATCCCATTCAGTAATAAGATGTCCTATACCTCCGGTTAAATGTCCTAGGGAACAGTGGTATGTTTCATACACTACACCTTCATCATTAGCTATCTCATCTTGCAGTTGTATTAAATTCATTAACTATTTACTTTCTTTAGTTTTATACTCTGTTCTAAATGACTTATTAGAATCTTTCTCATCTTCTCTGCTCTATTTCTATCTGTAAAAGAATACTCTCTGATATCATCACTACTTAATCTAAGTGAGAATACGTAAAA